CGATCTAATTTAGCCATGTCAGCAAACTGTTCGGCGCACAAAAAGCCGTTAACGATCTCAATCTCAATTTTCAGGAAGGGAGTTTTTCGGTGCTGATTGGCACATCTGGCTCCGGCAAATCCACCACCCTGAAAATGATTAACCGCCTGGTGGAACATGACAGCGGAGAGCTCCGCTTTGCTGGAGAAGAAATTCGCTCGCTGCCAGTACTGGAGTTGCGCCGCCGTATGGGCTATGCCATTCAATCTATTGGCCTGTTTCCCCACTGGAGCGTGGCACAAAACATTGCCACCGTGCCGCAATTACAAAAATGGTCGCGGGCGAGGATTGACGATCGTATCGACGAATTAATGGCGCTACTGGGGCTGGAGTCAAATTTACGTGAGCGTTATCCACATCAGCTTTCCGGTGGTCAGCAGCAACGTGTGGGAGTAGCGCGCGCACTGGCTGCCGATCCGCAAGTCTTACTGATGGATGAACCTTTTGGCGCACTGGACCCGGTAACGCGCGGCGCGTTGCAACAAGAGATGACGCGCATTCACCGTTTGCTGGGGCGTACCATTGTGCTGGTCACGCATGATATTGATGAGGCGCTACGGCTGGCAGAACATCTGGTATTGATGGATCACGGTGAAGTGGTGCAGCAGGGGAATCCGCTGACGATGCTGACTCGTCCGGCGAATGATTTTGTCCGCCAGTTTTTTGGACGTAGTGAACTGGGTGTGCGCCTGCTTTCGTTACGTAGTGTGGCGGATTACGTGCGTCGCGAAGAACGGGCAGAAGGTGAGGCACTGGCAGAAGAGATGACGCTGCGCGATGCGCTCTCCCTGTTTGTCGCGCGGGGATGCGAGGTGCTGCCGGTGGTGAACACGCAGGGCCAGCCTAGCGGCACGCTGCATTTTCAGGATCTGCTGGTGGAGGCGTAAGCGTATGAAGATGTTGCGCGATCCGCTGTTCTGGCTCATTGCTTTGTTTGTGGCACTGATTTTCTGGCTGCCTTACAGCCAGCCGCTGTTTGCTGCCTTGTTCCCACAACTGCCACGACCCGTTTATCAGCAAGAAAGTTTTGCAGCTTTGGCACTGGCTCATTTCTGGCTGGTGGGAATTTCGAGTTTGTTTGCGGTGATCATTGGCACTGGTGCCGGAATTGCAGTCACTCGCCCGTGGGGCGCGGAATTTCGCCCACTGGTGGAAACTATTGCCGCCGTTGGGCAGACTTTTCCGCCTGTCGCAGTGCTGGCGATTGCTGTTCCGGTGATAGGCTTTGGTCTGCAACCAGCGATTATCGCCTTGATCCTTTATGGTGTGCTGCCCGTCCTGCAGGCGACACTTGCCGGGCTGGGAGCGATTGATGCCAGCGTGACAGAAGTTGCGAAAGGTATGGGAATGAGTCGAGGTCAGCGACTGCGTAAGGTCGAGCTACCGCTGGCGGCTCCGGTGATTCTGGCGGGCGTGCGAACCTCGGTGATTATCAACATTGGTGCGGCGACGATCGCCTCAACGGTAGGGGCCAGCACGCTGGGTACGCCCATCATCATCGGGCTTAGCGGATTTAATACCGCGTATGTGATCCAGGGGGCGTTACTGGTGGCACTGGCGGCGATCATCGCAGACCGCCTGTTTGAAAGGCTGGTGCAGGCGCTTAGCCAGCACGCAAAATAAAGGTATAACCTGCGAGCATGACGCCACCAATTCCGCCTAACGCCATAAACAGGAACAGGGCGATGACCCCAATTTTAGCTATGCGCATAATGCACTCCTTATGTTAACGAAAGGATTGTACAGTAAAGCGCATTTGTTAACGAATCATTAAATGCCGAGTGGGAAAATATCATGGCCTTGTTCTTGCCAACTGGTGAGTTGCTGCTGTTGGGCGGAGGTTCGATTTTCACCGCACCACACCAGCAATGTACGGCCTTCGAATAGTTCAGGGCGTAGTTGATTGAGCGAGTGGGCGAGGACATCAATGCGCCATCCTTGTTGACTGGCAATCCAGCCCTCCAGCCACAGACGGGTGGTATCCTGAATATTCCAGCCAACCACCAGCGCATCTTTACCCTGTTTTTTACGTGCCGAAGCCAGACAAATGGCGATGTAGTTGATCAGTACGCCGTCGAGGATCGCCAGCAGCGCCTGGAGAGTCGGTTGTTGGTACTGAAGCCGTCGGCGCAGAGGAATAAACAGATGTGTGGTGAGCGTCTGGGCGGGGTAATCCTGACCGCGCTCTTTGATCCACGTTCGCAGGCTATGCAGATTGCCGCTTTGCAGGTAGGTCAGTAATGTTTCTTGCTGATCGCGCCAGCCGTTCTGCACATCAACATTTTCATTACTGAGCAGCATTTTAACTTTGCTGACCTGCACGCCGTTGTCGATCCAGCGTTTGATCTCGCGGATCCGGTCAATATCGGCATCGTTGAACAGCCGATGACCGCCGTCTGTCCGTTGCGGTTTCAGCAATCCGTAACGCCTCTGCCACGCGCGTAACGTGACAGGGATTAAGGGTAAACTAATTGATTTTGCAAGTTTTTATTTTACCCTGCTTTCTTATGGGGCATACATGGGACACTTTCAGATAGTCTTTTGTTAAGGAGTTCTATCTGTTCGTGATTGTTGTCTTTCATCCATGCTCCGTAAACATTGAATACCATTTGTGCGTTTGTGTGGCCCATCTGGCTTGCGATAAAACTAGGATTAGCTCCTGCGGCAAGTGACCAGCATGCATAAGTATGCCTGGATTGGTACGATTTTCTGTGTCTCAGACCTGCGCGTTTTAAGATACTTGTCCATGACTCCCTGATGGAGTCAACCTTGTAGTGAGGTCCGGACAACTGCTGCTGTTTTGTTACCTGAGGACTAAAAACAAAAGTGCATTTATGCACAGCAGTTCTCCCATATTCCCTCTGCTTCACCTCTACAGAATGTTGCTTTCCAAGCATGGTCATTTCCGCCTGGCTTTTAAGAGCATCAATAGCTGGTTGAACCAGATGAATTGTCCTTCCGGTGCCTGCATCGGTTTTTGGTGGAGTGAATTCGCCAAGTTTTGTATAATTTCTACGGATGGTTATAGTCCTTGCTTTAAGGTCTATATCTTCCCATGCCAGCGATACCAACTCCCCGTGACGAATACCCGTGTATACAGCGAGAATCCACAGGTTTTTTGTTTGTTGATGACGGCAAGCCTCAATAAAACGAATAAATTCGTCACGGGTGAGAGGATCTGGTTTTACCTTGGACTTTTTTAAGGGAGCCAGACCGTTAAATGGGTTTCCTGAGGTATAACCATTATCTGTTGCAAATTGAAACATTCCAGCTATGGTTGTCATATAGTAGTTTACCGTGACCACTGAGCGCCCTTTTATGGAAGAAGTCTTTCCATTAGAAAGCTTTTGGTAACCGGTCAACAAATCTCTCCTTACGAAAAGTAAATCCTCTTTTGTTATGGATGAAACCAGTTTTTTTTCACCTAACATTGGTAACATGTTTTTAATTACTGACTGGTAACGGTTAAGTGCATTCGCACAAATCTCAATTTTCTTAAGGTCCAACCATTTTTCCGAAAGTGCCTTAACGGTTATCTCTCTTTTTCCCAGACCAAAGTGTTTCAGGTTAGGGGAATTAGGGAACTGCGCGGCGTAGTCGAAACTCCCCATTCTGATTGCAAAACAAACGGAAGTGCGAAGTTCACCAGCGATCTTCCGGTTTTTGGCTGTGTCAGGAACACCGAGGTTTTCTCTGACACGTTTGCCATTATAGTGAAACCATATACGGAGTGATCCGCCATGGTTTTCAACGCCTGTCGGGTATGATGCGTTACTCATTAAACCTCCCAGACGTCCAGGAGCATTAACAGGTTAACCGGAACTTGCATTTTTGGCACCTGGTTGTTTCTGGTTTTCGATCCATCGCATAATTTCTTCGATGTTGTACAGGCATTCACTGTAATGCCCAGGATCACCTTCTACAGCGTAATGGCGGTATTCTTTTCCCTGCATCCATGACTTTCTTCTGGCCCGCTCGATGGTGCCGGGCTTTAGCCCTGTTGATGCAATAAGGACTCTCTCCGTACACCATTTGCTGGGGGTTATCTGATAGATGATTGTCTGCATGCCAACCTCATAAAACTTTCATCCACGGCAGTGGCACCACACGTCAAACATTCGTTTCACAACTTCACGGCAGTAGAAGCCGTCGACATCACGGGTCAGGTCGTAGCGATTGCCGAATGTCTTGCGAACCCAGAACTCAAAAGCCGTATGCATGTATCACCTCCGTTGCATTGCGCGTAATTTTTTCAGGCGCATTTCCTGCTCAGTGCCCGCCAGAATTTTGCGGTACTCCTGTTGGTCAATATGTTCGAACAGGTTGTTGAACTCACCAATGCGTACCCGTCCGGAGCGCCCGTCCATGCGTCGAAAGAACACTGAGTGCTGAGTACTGCGAGTAATCACCACAGGGTATCCGGCTCTGTCCGTGTATATCTGACCACGTTGAATCAGAGCGAACATTCCTTTATCCCCAGCGGAAAAGCGAATACAGAATAAATGCCACCGCTATTGCAACTCCAACTGCGGTGAATGCTTCAGGCCAATTCATCATTTCACCTCCTGCGGCGGCTCCGGTAGCGGCATCCAGTGGGTTACTTTCGATGCCGGTTCTTCCCCATTGTCAGTAACTGCCCACCATTTGTTTCTCGAACAATCGTAATACCCTTCGAAGGTATCGCACTCAGTCCAGCCGTAAGACTTCCCCCAACACCAAACATACTGTTTATCGTTCGGCATTCGCTCACTACAGCTTATCCAACCATCCGGAGTTACCGGAGAGTTGCCAGCCTTGCGCATGGCAATCTCCATGATTTCAACCATATCTCCTGGTGGAATTTTACAATGCTGACCAATATGCCTCTGCTGCCTGGCATATTCGAGGATGTGCTCCAGCTTGATACGATTAATCATGATTTATCTCCCTGAAGCATGGCTTCGCGGCAGTCGTTCCAGCCTTCAGCATAATCACTATACGCAAGAGGCCAACCGTTTCTGTATTCACGCGGCAACTTATCAGGCACTACCAGCGCTGGCGGCGCGGAGAATAGTGGTTTAGGTGATATTTCCGCACGTTTTGCGTATGCTTCAACTGTGTCAGGGTTAAACAGGATTATGTTTTCACCGCATTCCCACGCTATCGGTTCTGCTTCCAGCGATGCCAGTGCAATTTCATAAGCACGGCGCTCAATATTGTCTCGAACGTCCAAGCTGCCTATGCGCTCTTTGATTTCTTTAATCAGTTCTTTGTCGGTAATAGTGGTCATGCCGCGTTTCCTTCTTTCTTATTAACAATTACACCGTCATATATTTCATTAAGGTGCCCTCTCAACTCCATGCGCCTTAATGCAGACAACATGTAATCGCATTCAACCTGCTTATTTCCAGTAAATGGCTTATCGTCAGGATTACCCCAACAGCAATTACCCTTGGGCCACCCATGTACTTTCCGTACTCTTCCGTTAACAACGTGAAGTAATCCCCAGCCAGGTGGTAAATCCTCAATTGAAATAATTCCCGGCTCACTAATAAAGAATCGCCAGTCGCCCATTCCAAGAGACGGATTTTTACGAAAACGCTTTTTTCTATCTGCCAACAAGTCAGCACGAGAACATTTCGCCAATCAGGCATGATGCTGAATTTCTGAATCCCATAGCATCTGGCTGTTCTCCGGTACTGGTTACAGCTATAAAGCGGTCATGAAAACAAACCTTGAAACCGTTGCGCTTAAGGAACTTGTACGCAATCTGACAGAGTTCGCGGTGTGTTAACGCCATATCACTCTCCTTTGATGCGAATGCCAGCAAGCCAGTTTCTTATGCCGATATATTCAGCGTTCCTGAAACCGCTTTTTACATATATAAATGGCAAGCGAAGATTGTGACCATTGACTGCCAGGTAGTCTTTACAACCCTGTTCGGTGAAACAGCAGGTAACGAATTCATCAATATCTTTCACAGCAACGCGCCGCCATTTTTCTGGTGGCTCTCGAAAGTTTTCATGAAGTAGCTCGAGACGACGACTATGGCGTTTATTGGCTTCATTGCCATCTTCGTCAACCCAGACAATCCGGTCATGGTCATAATCAGCATCAACAGCGATTTCGCGCTTTTGATACACACAAAACATGGGATCTGACGTTATTCGATTGTCCTGTGTTCGAATATTTTCACCGATGATGCCAAACGAATCTGGTGCAGATTTTGTCTGCATCTCTTCGATACGTTCAGCCATCGCAGCACACTCTTCAAAGTTGCTTAATGCTTTTCGCTCCCATTCGGCGCATTGTTTTTCCAGTTCTGCTATGCGCTTACTTCCATCCGCGATTACTCCCTCGTAATATTCACGCTGCTCGTTGAGTTTTGATTTTGCTGCTTCAAGCTCAACACGCAGCTTCCCAACCGTAAGCGCAATCTCCTCGTTCTCCTGGTCGCGGCGTTTGATGTATTGCTGGTTTCTTTCCCGTTCATCCAGAAGCGCCAGCGCAACATTTGGATTAAAGGCAGCAATAAATTCAGCGTTTGCATAAGCCTGAACATCTGTTTCAACCAGGCAGTTAACATGACATTCCGCAATCACACCACCGGGTTCTCCTTTCCATTTTTGGCAAACAAAAACTCCTGTTAAATTGCCGTGCTGGTTAACAGATGTATGCCCTACGATGTAGCTTCCTTTAGTTGCTTTCTCTGCCTTTTCACGCAGTGCCTGATAATTAATTTCGCTCACTTCGAACCTCTCTGTTTACTGATAAGCTCCAGATCCTCCTGGCAACTTGCACAAGTCCGACAACCCTGAACTGCCAGGCGTCTTCGTTCATCTATCGGATCGCCACACTCACAACAATGAGTTGCGGATACAGTCTGGTAGTTCAGGCGACGCATTTTTATTGCTGTATTGCGCTGTAATTCTTCAATTTCTGATGCTGAATCAATGATGTCTGCCATCTTCCATTAATCCCTGAATTGTTGGTTAATACGCTTGAGGGTGAATGCGAACAATAAAAAAGGAGCCTGTAGCTCCCTGATGATTTTGCTTTTCATGTTCATCGCTCCTTAAAGACGCCGTTTAACATGCCGATCGCCAGACTTAAATGAGTCGGTGTGAATCCCATTAGCGTTACCGTTTCGCGGTGCTTCTTCAGTACGCTACGGCAAATGTCATCGACGTTTTTATCCGGAAACTGCTGTCTGGCTTTTTTGATTTCAGAATTAGCCTGACGGGCAATGCTGCGAAGGGCGTTTTCCTGCTGAGGTGTCATTGAACAAGTCCCATGTCGGCAAGCATAAGCACACAGAATATGAAGCCTGCTGCCAGAAAAATGCATTCTGTTGTTGTCATGCCGGGTCTCTCTCGTTTGCTTCTGCTTTCGCCGCCATCATTTCCAGCTTTTGTGAAAGGGATGTGGCTAACGTATGAAATTCTTCGTCTGTTTCTACTGGTATTGGCACAAACCTGACTCCAATTTGAGCGAGGCTATGTGCCATCCCGATACTCGTTCTTAATTCAACAGGAGATGCTTTGTGCATACAGCCCCTCGTTTATTATTTATCTCTTCAGCCAGCCGCTGTGCTTTCAGTGGATTTCGGATAACAGAAAGGCCGGGAAATACCCAGCCTCGCTTTGTAACGGAGTAGACGAAAGTGATCGTGCCTACCCGGATATTATCGTGAGGATGCTTCATTACCATTGCTCCCCATATACAAAACCAATTTCAGCCAGTGCCTCGTCCATTTTTTCGATGAACTCCGGCACCATCTCGTCAAAACTTGCCATGTACTTTTCATTCCGCTCAATCACGACATAATGCAGGCCTTCACGCTTCATGCGCGGGTCATAGTTGGCAAAGTACCAGGCATCTTTTCGTGTCACCCACATGCTGTACTGCACCTGGGCCATGTAAGCCGATTTTATGGCCTCGAAACCACCGAGCCGGAACTTCATGAAATCCCGGGAGGTAAACGGGCATTTCAGCTCAAGGCCGTTGCCGTCACTGCATAAACCATCGGGAGAGCAGGCGGTGCGCATACTTTCGTCGCGATAGATGATCGGGGATTCAGTAACATTCACGCCGGAAGTGAACTCAAAGAGGGTTCTGGCGTCGTTCTCGTACTGTTTTCCCCAGGCCAGAGCCTTAGCGTTAACTTCCGGAGCCACACCGGTGCAAACCTCAGCCAGCAGGGTGTGGAAGTAGGACATTTTCATGTCAGGCCACTTCTTTCCTGATCGGGGTTTTGCTATTACGTTGTGAATTTCTGAAGCTGTGATGACGCCGAGCCGTAATTTGTGCCACGCATCATCTCCCTGTTCGACAGCTCTCACGTCGATCCCAGTACGCTGCAGGATAATGTCCGGTGTCATGCTGCCACCTTCTGTTCAGTGGCTTTTTGTTTCAGGAATCCAAGAGCTTTTACTGCTTCGGCCTGTGTCAGTTCTGACGATGCACGAATGTCGCGGCGAAATATCTGGGAACAGAGCGGCAATAAGTCGTCATCCCATGTTTTATCCAGGGCGATCAGCAGAGTGTTAATTTCCTGCATGGTTTCATCGTTAACCGGAGTGATGTCGCGTTCCGGCTGACGTTCTGCAGTGTATGCGGTATTTTCGACAATGCGCTCGGCTTCATCCTTGTCATAGATACCAGCAAATCCGAAGGCGAGACGGGCACACTGAATCATGGCTTTATGACGTAACATCCGTTTGGGATGCGACTGCCACGGCCCCGTGATTTCTCTGCCTTCGCGGGTTTTGAATGGTTCGCGGCGGCATTCATCCATCCACTCGGTAACGCAGATCGGATGATTACGGTCCTTGCGGTAAATCCGGCATGTGCAGGATTCATTGTCCTGCTCAAAGTCCATGCCATCAAACTGCTGGTTTTCGTTGATGATGCGGGACCAGCCATCAACGCCCACCACCGGAACGATGCCGTTCTGCTTATCAGGGAAGGCGTAAATTTCTTTCGTCCACGGATTAAGGCCGTACTGGTTGGCGACGATCAGCAATGCGATGAACTGCGCATCGCTGGCATCACCTTTAAATGCCGTCTGGCGAAGAGTGGTGATCAGTTCCTGTGGGTCGACAGAATCCATGCCGACACGTTCAGCCAGCTTCCCAGCCAGCGTTGCGAGTGCTGTACTCATCCGTTTTATACCTCTGAATCAATATCAACCTGGTGGTGAGCAATGGTTTCAACCATGTACCGGATGTGTTCTGCCATGCGTTCCTGAAACTCAACATCGTCATCAAACGCACGGGTAATGGCTTTTTTGCTGGCCCCGTGGCGTTGCAAATGATCGATGCATAGCGATTCAAACAGGTGCTGGGGCAGGCCTTTTTCCATGTCGTCTGCCAGTTCTGCCTCTTTCTCTTCACGGGCGATCTGCTGGTAGTGACGCGCCCAGCTCTGAGCCTCAAGACGATCCTGAATGTAATAAGCGTTCATGGCTGAACTCCTGAAAATGGCTGTGAAAATATCGCCCGCGAAATGCCAGGCTGATTAGGAAAACAGGAAATGGGGTTAGTGAATGCTTTTGCTTGATCTCAGTTTCAGCATTAATATCCATTTTTTATAAGCGTCGACAGCTTCACGAAACATCTTTTCATCGCCAATAAAAGTGGCGATAGTGAATTTAGTCTGGATAGCCATAAGTGTTTGATCCATTCTTTGGGACTCCTGGCTGATTAGGTATGTCGATAAGGCGTTTCCATCCGTCACGTAATTTACGGGTGATTCGTTCAAGTAAAGATTCGGAAGGGCAGCCAGCAACAGGCCACCCTGCAATGGCATATTGCATGGTGTGCTCCTTATTTATACATAACGAAAAACGCCTCGAGTGAAGCGTTATTGGTATGCGGTAAAGCCGCACTCAGGCGGCCTTGATAGTCATATCATCTGAATCAAATATTCCTGATGTATCGATATCGGTAATTCTTATTCCTTCGCTACCATCCATTGAAGGCCATCCTTCCTGACCATTTCCATCATTCCAGTCGAACTCACACACAACACCATATGCATTTAAGTCGCTTGAAATTGCTATAAGCAGAGCATGTTGCGCCAGCATGATTAATACAGCATTTAATACAGAGCCGTGTTTATTGAGTCGGTATTCAGAGTCTGACCAGAAATTATTAATCTGGTGAAGTTTTTCCTCTGTCATTACGTCATGGTCGATTTCAATTTCTATTGATGCTTTCCAGTCGTAATCAATGATGTATTTTTTGATGTTTGACATCTGTTCATATCCTCACAGATAAAAAATCGCCCTCACATTGGAGGGCAAAGAAGATTTCCAATAATCAGAACAAGTCGGCTCCTGTTTAGTTACGAGCGACATTGCTCCGTGTATTCACTCGTTGGAATGAATACACAGTGCTTATTCGTACTAATAAAATACCCAATTTTCTGTTTCTTGGTTGTGTCCAAAGTTATATTCAATATCTGGTGTTGATGTATCAATATTCTTCATACCATCAACAAGAGTTGATACAACAGCCAAATCTTGTTTGATTCTCATTAAATGGTATTTCTTCCGGCGCAATAAACTTTCAATGGCAAGTTTCTTCGTTGGGAATGCAAAAGATCTTTCTGCATTTTTTGCTACTTTCTTAATTGCATATCTATTTCTCCTTTGTTTCCATTCCTGTAACCACTGATTTGGTGCTGGTTTAAAATTAACAATCCAATGCGCAGGAACCAACCATGCATAATGCTCTGTCTGATGAAAAGCTATATATTGAAGTGCGAATATTTTTATCCCATCTTCTTCAACTGTCGCCTGGAATCTCCAGAAAACAGGCATTCCATCATGTTCAGTTTCTGATTCAGGAAAAGGTACGCTCCATGATTTTGTCATATCTCACCTCAAATAAGTGGTTTGCTGCCTAATTTCATTTTCTGGCGACCAACACAAGTCACCTCGCCGTCAGTTGTTTTGATTTCCGGTAGCCTGCCGCGTAAATGGCTACGTTTGGAAGACATACACCAGTTTCTGGTTGCTTATGTCCAAACTCATTCGCGTACACAATGGCCGCTCGCTCCAGATTGCGTCTGTATTCTTTCTGTTGCCAGATCACGTCCTGTGCCATGAACTTAATTGGCTTAGCGTCTTCTATGCGCTCAGGCGTTTCGTGAGTACCTTTAGCCTGAATCTGCGCTCTGCTTAGAGTAGGGCGGTGTAATACTTCTGAACTTATTGCTTCTTCGCGGGCCAGTACGCCGTTAGCTAATGCCTTTGCCTTTAAACGCTCACGACGACGAGAACGTGAATTGCCTTTGAACTGAGTTCTGCGTGTCATATAGACCTCCTGATGAACTTTGGTGGTGTGGTAGGTGGGAGACCCATTTCGACCTGTTTCGGCCTACTTCAATTCGGCAATAGTCCCGCAGGCCTCGCCGCTTTACGTGCGACATATTCCCGTCCATGAACCCTTCACCACACCCCAAAGTTCACTTTGGTTATTGCGCTTTGTCAGCGCCGTAGATTCATATTCGAATCGTTGTATATTCACCGCCCTGGTGAGTAATGCGTCCTGCTGACGACGATAATAATGAACCAATAGTTCGACATTATCAAGAACTATTGGTACGAATTTTGGTGATTTATTAACTCTACGAAGTATGATTCTGATATATAAGGAAATTTATTTTTGAAAATGTGGCTGATGAAGGTTATGCGGCAGGGATCATAACTGCATGGTTTAGCGAGTTACATCAATAAATACAATTGGTTATGTTTTTTAGGTGGGCGAACGTGAGGCAAAGAAAACCCGGCGCTGAGGCCGGGCTAGATTTTAAAGTATTTATCTTTTAGAGATGTAGATGTAAAACTTTTCGCCTTTGAAAATTTTTTGTCATCAGAAGGGCTTATGAACTCATCTTTTTTGTAGGGAACCGCTAATGCTGCATCACGTCTGCGAGGCAGCTTGCTTACTTCCTCGCGCTTTTTCATGATCAGTTATCCTTTAATAACCTATACAGTTTTGTAGGGGTACATCCTGAGGATATTGTTAAGTTCGTAGCACGCCTTTTCCGCCCATCATCGTATAAACGAAAACCAGTAGTAGACGAATTTTCTGCGTCAAAAACTATAGACAGTATAGCGTCCCCAGACTTTTTTTGCCATTCGCATGTGCCGTTAGTTGGTTTCGTCATCTGTAGACGCCAGTCAAGAACGCCATCACTTATAGCTGAGAGATCGTTTAGTACATCTAGTACGGATTGATATCTTTCATTTGGATCTACATGAATGCATTTGTTCACTATTGTTATTAATTTTTTATGTATATGGGGAGGATACTCTTTTAATGGATAGCAGCCATTAATTATCGACTCTCTGAGTTGTTCAATCGTGCTAAATGCAGATCTTTCTCTTTCAAAATTATCATGTCCAACACACATTCTATATATGGTTAATCCTGCCTGATATATGTCATATGTGAAATTATAATCATTTGTTGATAAAGAAAAATATTCCGGTGGCACATGAAAATGATATCCAAACTCAGGCGCAGCTCTCGATTCCTCATTGACTAACTGAGATAATCCAAAGTCAGATAGCATGGCCTCATTTCTGTTTGATATCATAATGTTATTAGGTTTTATATCAAAATGCATAAGACCTTTTGAGTGTATATGATAAAGTCCACTTAAAAATTGAATGGAATACCGTATTATCTCCCTGCTTGTAAGATTATTTTTTTTCATTAATTGGTTTAGCGAACCATTATGATAAAATGGCATGGCTATATAGATATTGCTCTCACATTGAGCAGCATACTGAACTTGCACAATATTTGGATGTGCATGTTTATAGAGAAGCCTTGCTTCATTAAAGTAGTCGTCGTGGTTAGTGTTTTCTTTTTTTTCTATTTCTTTAATCACCAAGTCATGAGCTAGGTGTCTGTCATGAGCCAGATATACTTTTGAAAAACAACCCTGTTCTTCTAGATCACTAATCCATTCGAATTCTACATCAGCTCTTTTGTATGGAGTTAGCATCCCCTTACCTCCGCAGATAGTGCAGCCAAAACAGCTTCATTTGTTTCAGTTGTAAAACCAGAATTATCGATTCCATTTATATTGCGGTGTGACTTCAATATTTCTTTATACTCGATCTCTGTTAGGTTCAATGATGATTTCATGCCAGATTTTCTAATAGTGTAATATTTTCTTACATCACTGCTTGAAAATGCTTCTTGAATAACAGCTTCTATATAAAGGCGGTCAATGCTAAGATTATCAGAGTTTGATTCAGTAACGCGTATGGCAGCTAATTCAACATTATATAAATTAAGAATGTCGAGGATGTTATTTCTCACATACTTTAATTTTTCTGGTGTGTCTAAGGTCGAAGGTATTTTAATAACATCAACACATTTGAGTGCAGACTCATTAGTGCAATATACAACAAAAGATGTAACTTTGGGCGCCGCTCTAACACCTAGTATTCTCATTTTTTATATCCTATTTTAGAATCAGGCCGCATCTCTGCGACCATCCATCATCCAAACGTCTCTTCACTCATCCGAAGAAGCAGCAATCCGGGTTAGCACGCACAAGCTCAAGCGCATCAGTCAGCGAAAGTTCAGTACTGTACTGATGCCATTTCATATCCTTCCGCATCCAATAGATTTTCCATCTATCCAGAGAACGTATGTACTTGATTCTTGCTGATGGCAGGATGTTTGTTTCACCTGGATTGCCCTGCCACACGGGGCGCTGTTCGCCGATATCTATCGTTTGGTCATTGATGCTATAAACAATATCCAGTTCATTGCGGATATGTTCAGGCGGCCTTATGCTTTCAATGAATTGGTGAACTTCTTTTTTTACTGCTTGATATTCAAGGTCATTGAACGCCATCTATCCTCCTTACCCAAACGTCTCTTCAGGCCACTGGTTACCAGCTATGTGACGATGAAGTCACGAACTTTTCAGCCACTCCCTTGCCTCGATGTCATCCAGATGGCGAGATTGCTTCAGAATACCAGCTACATACTCCACCTTTGCTACTTGATGATAAGGCAACGTTATAGGCCTGTGATCCTGGTTAATGCTTGTAAATTGGTATTCTCCATCTCTGTCATAGCCAAGAACCTTAATCATGTTGTGTCCTTCAACGGTTCTGACAAACACCTCATCACCCGGGAATACTTTGGTGTTAGGCTCAATGAGTACATATTCTCCTGATTTTATTCTGGGCCACATGCTGTCTCCTTTCACACGAAGACCAAAGGCATCTGGATCATCGCTATAAATTTTGAGCCACCCATCGCGCTCTTCGGTCATCTCGATGGCACCATCAACACCAAGAATTGCCTCACCAACCACGCGCACTAACCCTTTTTTTAATTTGCCAACAAATGAAAGAGTATCTTCATCATTCGCTCCATTTAACGAAGTGCCGTGCTGAAGCCAAACAACATCAACGTTTAGAAATTTCGCAAGCGCATTCATTTTTTCCTGACGCGGTAAAGACTCAGCATTAAACCATTTGCTAACGCCTTTGGACGAAAGAGAAAGGGCACGGGCTATAGCCATTCCCCTACCATGTTCATCAAGACCAGCTTCTTTACAGGCTTGCGCTAGCCGCTGGGCGAATTCTTTGCGCACTTTTTCATTCTGAACCATGAGTACGATACTAAAGCACTTGCAAAAACTTTCAGTTCAACCATAATACGTACTGAAAGTACGAAAAAGGATATTCCTATGCAAAATCTTGATGAGCCGATTAAAGGTGTCGGCATCCCTGAAGTTGCGAAGGCTTGTGGAGTTAGCGAAAGGGCTGTCTATAAGTGGCTCAAAAACGGCTTCCTCCCTAAGACTGAGTTTTTTGGGAAAACTAAATACGCATCAAAAATCGAAGAGATTTCTGGTGGCAAATATCAAGCAAGCGAAATGCTTGAAATAAGCAAAAAGAACCTTCTGGCTGCATAAGTAACACCGCTATTTTCACAATGGACATTCGTCCTACGTCGCTGACAAAGCGAGTCCCAATATATCTGACCAACTAAGGCCATATGCGTTTCCACGCATACCTTTCAACTAGCTATTCACTATTGGAAATCTTAAGAAATGGAACAAACAAGTTACAGCAAACTATCACAGCGAGAAATTGATCGCGCTGAAACTGATTTACTCATCAACCTGTCAACGCTTACCCAGCGCGGTCTGGCAAAGATGATTGGCTGTCATGAATCGAAGATAAGCAGAACAGACTGGAGGTTTATAGCTTCGGTCTTGTGTGCTTTTGGCATGGCATCAGACATCAGTCCGATTAGCAGAGCTTTTAAGTATGCGCTTGATGAAATCACAAAGAAAAAATCCCCGGTGGCCGCCGGGGACTCTAAGCAAATTGATATGCAATTCTGAGGGAATTACTGGATCAATCCACAGGAGTCATTATGACAAATACAGCAAAAATACTCAACTTCGGCAGAGGTAACTTTGCCGAACAGGAGCGTAATGTGGCAGATCTCGATGATGGTTACGCCAGACTATCAAATATGCTGATTGAGGCTTATTCAGGCGCAGATCTGACCAAGCGACAGTTTAAAGTGCTGCTTGCCATTCTGCGTAAAACCTATGGGTGGAATAAACCAATGGACAGAATCACCGATTCTCAACTTAGCGAGATTACAAAGTTACCTGTCAAACGGTGCAATGAAGCCAAGTTAGAACTCGTCAGAATGAATATTATCAAGCAGCAAGGCGGCATGTTTGGACCAAATAAAAACATCTCAGAATGGTGCATCCCTCAAAACGAGGGAGGTTCCCCTAAAATGAGGGACATCCCTCAAAACGAGGGAAAATCCCCTAAAACGAGGGATAAAACATCCCTCAAATTAGGGGATTGCTATCCCTCAAAACAGGGGGACACAAAAGACACTATTACAAAAGAAAAAAGAAAAGATTATTCGTCCGAGAATTCTGGCGAATCCTCTGACCAGCCAGAAAACGATCTTTCTGTGGTTAAACCGGATGCTGCAATTCAGAGCGGCAGCAAGTGGGGAACAGCAGAAGACCTGACCGCCGCAGAGTGGATGTTTGACATGGTGAAGACCATCGCACCATCAGCCAGAAAACCGAATTTTGCAGGGTGGGCTAACGATATCCGCCTGATGCGTGAACGTGACGGACGTAACCACCGCGACATGTGCGTGCTGTTCCGCTGGGCATGCCAGGACAACTTCTGGTCCGGTAACGTGCTAAGTCCGGCCAAACTCCGCGACAAGTGGACCCAGCTCGAAATCAACCGTAACAAGCAACAGGCAGGCATGATAGCCAGCAAACCAAAACTCGACCTGACAAACACTGACTGGATTTACGGGGTGGATTTATGAAAAACATCGCCGCACAGATGGTTAACTTTGACCGTGAGCAGATGCGTCGGATCGCCAACA